AGATGCGACTAATTCCCGGCTTTTCAATTCAACGCCTCAAGGCATCAATAACGCATATTACACCGTCCGACAAACCAGTATCCGCCGCCTCCGATTCTTCTGGACGGATCACCCCGTTAAAGCCAAAGGACTCTACCGGATAACGGAAGATGGGAAGCTGGATATCTTGGATGAAGAGGGCTATCCAGCGGACTATAAGCCGGTTTACGAGCCTAGGCCGAATCGCAATTGGAACCCTCGGTCTCCGTGGTTGGACGAACAAGATAGACGAGCTGCCACTCACCAGGAAATCTCCCAGGAAATTATGATTGACTACCTCGGTAGCGGTCATCAATTCTTTGCGAGTGATGCGATCATTGAAGCGAAACACAGATATTCGCGCCCTCCCGACCTGATCGGATCGCTGGACTATGACGCGGCAACGTCAGAGCCGACTGGCTTCAAAGAGAGTCCGGCCGGGCATCTGAAGCTGTGGGCTCCCCTTGATAATTCCGGGAACATTACCGCCGATTTCAAATATACTCTTGGTTGCGATATCTCGGCCGGCACCGGAAGCTCAGTCTCAACGGGTTGCGCCTACAACAAGACGACTTGTGAAAAGGTTCTCGAATATGCGAATCCATATATCAGGCCAGAGGAATTCGCCAAGCAGATGGTAGCTGTTGCTATTTGGCTTCATAACGCTTCGCTGATCTGGGAAAGCAATGGAGTCGGCCGGCAGTTTGGCGACAGAGTAATGGACTTGAATTACGGTAATATTTACTATCGCAAGAGAGAAGAGACGATCTCCAAAAAGGAGACCTTGATACCTGGATGGCATGCGTCCAAAGAAACGAAGCGCGTACTTCTTGGTTCGTATAATGATGCCATTATAAGGCAGCAGATATTCAACTTTTCGGGTATCGCACTGGATGAGTGCCTGGAATATATCTACAATTCGACAGGTGGAGTGGAGCACTCAAAAGAGAACAACAAGGAAGATCCAACAGGCGCCAGAGAGAACCACGGAGACCGCGTTATCGCAGATGCCTTGGCTTGGCGTGGTATAATGGATGGAAAGACAGTCGTTAAAGTTGGTGTAACCGAGATTCCCTTAGGGTGTTTAGCGTGGAGAATGCAGCAACGCAAGAAGCAGGAACAGGAAGATAATCGAGAACTTTCATTTTCAGACGGTTGGTAGCAACCAGAAAGAGATAAGATGGCGCGTCAGGTCAACGTGTTGGACAGCAAGGACTTCGAGAGATTACAACTTTCGATTGAGTGGAGTAATCGTCAGCTCGAATATTCTAAGGTGAAGCGAATTGAAGCGATACGTGAGTTCGTTGGTTTCCACTATTCTGAGGATTCTAACCCGAAAAGGGTTCCCGTCCCATTCCTGAAGATGGCGGTTGGAATCTATGTCCGAATGCTGGCGCCCAAGGCTCCGGCCGCGCTCTACACCACAAAGAAGATGGAATTGAAGTCGACTGCCGCGAACCTGGAGATCGCAGTCAACGAGATCCCGAAGGAAATAAGCCTTCAGAAAACTATGAAGGAACTAGTCCTCGAAGCTCTATTCGCAGGTTTCAGTGTAGCCAAAGTTGGCCTGGCTGATAGCGGAGAGCTGCTCGGTCACCGCGTCGGCAAGCCATTCGTTGATGTTGTTACGCTTGATGATTTCATTGTGGATATGTCCGCGAAGAACTTCTCGCAGGTCCAGTACGTCGGCAACTCGTATTGGATGGATTACGAGGAGATCATGGAGGGCGGCTTCTTCCCGAAAGCGCGAATCAGAAATCTGACCTCCGACAAATATACGGTTGTTGATCGGGCCGGGGAGGAGAGAGCCGAATCAATCCTACAAGATCAAGAGGCTCAACTCTTCAAGGAAAAGAAGTTATTGCGTGATGTTTTCTTGCCTGGCGAGAACGTCTTCGCTACCTACGCAGTTGAAGATGAGAAGCTCCTGATCGATACAAAATGGACCGGCCCCGAACTTGGGCCGTACCTCACTCTTGCCTTCGATAGGGTTCCGGGCAACCTCCTGCCTGTTGCGCCAGTTTCAGTTTGGCGTGATCTCCACGAACTCGGTAATTCTCTCTATCGTAAAATCGGACACCAGGCTGACTCTCAGAAGACAGTCCTCGGATTTGCGGGTGGTGACGATGAAGGGGTCATGAACTTTAAGAATGCCCGCGATGGAGATGGGGTCCACTATAAGGGCGCGAAGCCAGAAAGACTTACTGCCGGCGGTGTTGATCCGACAACTCTGGCGTTCTTCATAGGCACAAAGGACCTCTTCAGTTACTTCGCTGGCAATCTGGATTCGCTGGGTGGGCTCGGCGTGCAAAGTGATACTGTCGGTCAGGATAGACTTATCAGTGCCGCGTCAAGCGCGCAAATGAAAGATATGTCGGCTGAGGTGATCGACTTCGCCCGTGATCTATTCCGGGCGCTCGCTTATTATGAATGGCATGATCTCTTTAAGACTCGCGACCTTGAGCGACCGATCCCCGGAACAGATGTAAAGCTTCAGGTCCAATGGAATCGCAATACGCGCAAAGGATCGTTTGATGCCTATGATTTAGACATCGATGTGTTCAGTCTCCAGGATGATTCTCCGCAAGCGAAGCTTCAGAAGCTTGGTCTCGTTTGGCAGCAGTGGGTCATTCCGATGTTGCCATTTATTGAGCAGGCCGGCGGGCAACTTAACGCTAAGTCGATCCTGGAGACCGTGGCGAAGTATGCCGACGTTCCCGAGATCGCAGAAATGATCCAATTCTACGACGGGTTTAGCACAGACGAGGTCGGAAATAAAGAGACAACGAAGTCCTCTCCTACAAACACCACCCGGACGAATGTGCGGGTAAACATGCCGGGGGCGACTGACCGTGGAAAGAGCCAAATTCTCCAACAGGCGTTACTTGGCTCCAAGCCCCAGGCTAGCGAGGCAGCGGCTATCGGACGTCCGTCGTCGTGACCCTTGTTTAGAAAGAAGAAAGGTGGTATAATAATCGCATGCCCAGGAAGCGCCCATACCGGACATATTGCTATAGATATCTCGATGGCGAGGTTGTTGACGTGATTCATCGCGCCGGAGAGGCCCCCGACGAGATGACGATTAACGATGACATCGTTGTCCGCGACCGCCAAGCAGAGGCCGCGGGTATGCACGTTTCGGTAGTCGGCAGTACAAACCGAACCAGACAACCGAACAACACTTGGCCGATGCCGCCATGTTATTCGAGCGGAGTTCACGCAGATCAAGCCCAGGATCTTCGAGATCACTTGCGAGAAAACGGATGTCCGACTGAAGTTACGAAGGGTGGCGATCCAATTTACACGTCGGCGTCACACCGGAAAAGGGCGCTGAAGTGTCGAGGGATGTACGATAGGAATAGCTTCGACTGAGGGAATTCATGTCTCTTAACCCACAGGAAGAAAATGAAGAATCTCGTTACTGAAGAAAGACTTAATTCCACTATGGAAAGATGGAAGAAAAAGAATTTCGAGGCAATTGACAATTTTACTTTGGGGCTAAGTACAAGAGAGATGATTCTTGCCGAGGAGGAAGGGGAGCCTCAAGGGATAAAGTTTCGAGGTAGGCCAGTTCACTTCGATAAAACAGACAATTATTGGAAGTTTACTGAAGTAACAAATAACTACGCTTTCTCCTAAGCCCGCAGGAAGAAGAAATGTCAGACGAACCCACACTAGAACAAGAGATCGAACAGGCTGTTGAAGAGAGCGTCATTGAGGACGCTGGTGAAAAGAAAGAGGAAGACACTAGTACTGCAAATTTTCAGAGCGAAGGTTCTACTGAAGAAGTACTAGTGCCGGCTGAAGGTGAAACGAGAAAAAAGGCTCCAGAGGATACCCAGGAAGAGTCCGAAGCGGATACCCAAGATGATGCGCAGAGCGTAGCGGCAGAGGGGGATACGCAAGAGGAGTCCGAAGGGGATACTGAGGAGCCAAAATCAACTCATATAAGCCCTGATACCCTGGCTGGCGCAGTGGGTTTGGGCTTGACGCTGGAGGAGGCTCGCTCGTTCGGAAGTGAAGCGGCGCTGTCCCAGTTTAATGCCAGGGTTTCCCAGGATCGAAACCGAGCTATTCAATGGCAGCAAGCTCAGCAGCAGGCCGTCCAGCAGGAACAACAGCAGGAGCCGGTTGATCCGTTTGCGGACCTACCAGAACTTGACCCGGAGAACTATGATTCTGAGGTTGTTGAAATGTTTGATCGGCTTACGAATATCGTACGCGGTCAGCATGAAGAGATTCAAGGATTTCGCGGGCAGCAAGAGCAAGCGAGCATTCAGGTTCAAGAAGCCGGGAGGCGCGAAGTTGAAAGCTGGTTCGACACTGAAGTTGAGGGCCTTGGTGATAGTTTCGAGGCTCAACTCGGTAAAGGCGCTTATAGCTCGATGGATAAAAATAGTCAGCAGGCTATAAATCGAGATGCTATCGCGGATCACATGAGCATTATGATCTCCGGCTATCATCACCACGGAATGGCGGTGCCATCACGCTCGAAGATTTTTGAATTCGCAGCAAAGGCGGTGCTTTCCGATAGGTACGCCGAACTTGCAAATGAAGATTTCACCAGGAAACTTGAGAAGCAGTCGACTCAAACCATCCAACGGGTGAATAAGTCCAAGGTTAAACGCAGCCTTACTCCAGAAGAAGAGGATGCGGAACTTGGTGCCTTACTCGACAGCACATTTAGTTGACGCGAGAGTAATTTCCGCGTTGTCGTAATCACGAGATATACTCCGTGGTTGTGAGAGAGTTTGTTTTTTTCATAACTTGACTTCTACACGGAGAATATAATGGGATTGCCATTTAGCCAAATTGATGATGCTGTACTTCTCACCCAAGAGAAGCTGGTAAAGCGCGGCGCCTTCACGGATATGCAAACTGATCTCCAGGATCATGTTGCAGTTCGTGAACTCTGGAAGAACCGCAAGAAGAAGTTCTCGGGTGGCGAAACCTGGGATTTTCAGGTCCAAATGGACCACAATCATAGCGCCGGCGCTGTCGGGCTCTATCAGACCGACGGAACTGCCATGACCGATAACATGGTCACTGGCCAGGTCGATGCGCGCCATGTTAATGCTCATTACATCTATGAGCTTCGCGAACCCGCCTTTCAGAAAGGCGGAACGAAAATTGTTGACCTCGTAAAGACTCGATACACCGCTATGATGGTGTCTTTCTATGAGGTGATGGAAGCCTTTCTGTGGGGCAAGCCAGCAACTTCTACTGATACAGAGACTCCTTTTGGGATCGACTACTGGGTCACGAAGTACGAAAATGCCACGACTGGTTTCGATGGCCGAAACCCGGACGGCTTTACGGCTGGCAAGGCCGGTATTTCTTTTGGCAGCTATCCTCGATGGGCGAATTACGTTGACCGTTACGCTCAAGTGACGAAAGCCGACCTTGTTCGCAAGATGCGCTTGGCTTCCCGTCAAACGAAGTTCCGTTCTCCGGTTCAGCACGCCACCCCGACCATGGGTGGCGAAAGGAATGGAATCTACATGAACGTGAGCACAATCGGCCTTTTCGAGGAAGAAGTCGAGAAGCAGAACATGAGTCTCGGTAATGACATTGCCAGCAAGGACAATCGTGTTATGTTTAAGAGTACGCCCCTGACTTGGGTGCCCTACTTGGACTCCAGCACTGATGACCCTGTCTTCTTGCTCGACTGGAAAGTCTTGGCTGTCGGTATCATGGGCGGTTGGGAAAATAACCTGACGAAGCCTTATATGGTTCCGAATAAGCACAATGTACGTCGGGTCGACCTCGACGCCTCGTTCAACATGATCTGCACTGACCTTCGCAAGCAGGCGGTACTGAATACGTCCGGCTGATCTTCCGGGTTAGTTTTCGTTTATTTACTCAAAAGAAAAAAGGAAGAAGCATGGGATTTTCCGCTGCTATTAACTCTCACGAAAAAGCCTTTTCTGTCATCACCGAACGAGTGTGGTTCGAGGGCAGTACTGCCCTTAAAGAAGGACAGGGAGTCTGCTACAACTGGGATTACGGAACCGCTACGGCTGCTGATGGCCGCAGGGGAAACCGGGTCGAGGTTCCGACGATCCTGAACGCTCCGTACTTTGCCGGCGTTGCCGATAAGGTGTATAGCGCCGTCACTGGCGGTCAGTTCATCACAATCAACAGGCCGGGCAGCTATTGTAATGTCTGGTCGGCGGCTAGTAATACTATCGGTGCTGGACTCTCGACGTGTGAGGCTGGGGCCGGCGGAAACGGCGCTGGCTTCTTTGGTCGCGAGGGCTTCCAGGGCAAGGGGTCGTTTACGCCTCTGCAGACTATTGACCGTTCGAGTACGGCTGGTTTGTGCTTTGGTTATCTTCAGGAAGGCCCGCAGTCTGGGCTAATTGAAGAGATCACGGCGGTTGACAACTCGGCGATCACGTGCATGGTCGGTGGAGTTACGCATTTTCTTGCCGCTACTCTGGGGACCGGCGACGCGACCTTTACGGTTGCCGATGGCACTTTTCTTGGTCAAAAGAAAGCTTTCCATACGGCTGGCACTCAGACTACGAATAATGTCGTACTCACGTTTACGAGCGCTCAGCAAAACGTGGATGCTAACACCGCTTACGCCTCTTTTACGACCGATACTGCCAACGAGGAGACTTACGTGGAGTGGCTTGGCGTCAGCGATGACGGTGTTTGGGTCGAGCAACTAACGCTCGGCGGCACGATTGCCTGAGCTTGAATCTGGTGGGTAGTGGCAGCGGGGTCGCGAGATTTCGCTGTCACTACCGGCCTTCCACTGGAGATAATCGTTGGCTGAGTCAACTCTAAGCATCGGTTGGGTGGAGCTCCAAGCGGAGGTGGGGTTTCTGTTGGGATATGGACGAACTGAAGCAAACTGGAGTACGGCTCAAGCTGCGGAGATCGAGCTGATTGTTAACGCTGGCCTTCGGCGGGTTTACTTCCCACAGACGGCCGACAAGGGCCTTACTGGCTATGAGTGGTCCTGGCTCAGGCCCACCACCACTCTGAACCTGGGGGCAGATGGAACGGACGGAACCATTACGGACGATTCCTTCGATTCTGCGACTTTCGCTGACTGGGTAACCCAGGGGATAACCACAGATGATACGGTTGATATCACGGCAGTCGGATCAGGTTCTACGACAGTTGCAGAGTATTCGATCTCGTCTGTCGCGAGTGGAGCGATTACTCTGTCTTCTTCACCAGGAGATGGGACAAGTCTCACGTTTCGTGTCACGCGACCAGTCGCAAACTACGCCCTCCCCGACGCCGTTGGGCGAGTAGTAGGGGGGCTTCATTACGCTTCCGCTGAGTACAAGCGCGGAATCAGGGTAGTATCGGCTGCTCAAATACTCGAATGGAGGGCGCAGACCGACGTTACAGGATTCGCTGATTTTGCGGCAATCAGATACAGCTCCCTCGGTGGAGCCGCCGGATCACGGCAGGAACTCTTGCTGTATCCGCGGCCAGATGCCTATAAGGTGCTCACTTATCAATACGAGGCGTACACTGGACTGCTGACTGACAGCGCTCCGTATCCGCCTGGTGGGATGCAAATGTCAGAGCTTTACACGGAAAGCTGTCTGGCTGTCGCGGAGCAGCGCGGTAACGACGAGTTCGGTATTCATAATCAACTCTTTCAGACGTTACTCACTGAGGCGATAAAAAGAGACAAGAGTCACAGTGCCCAGAATTACGGAGACATGGGTTATTCTGAAGTCACAGATCTCAGGCGGTTCAGACGCGGTTTAGTTGGTTCTACATACCCAATCAGTTATCAGGGCTCCGATATATGAGCAAGTGTTGCAGTAAATGCAAAGAGACCAGGGAGATTGAAGAGTTCCCGGAAGGACCGCGTAATCAGTGTAGGGCTTGTGTGAATTTGTACGCAAGGGAATGGAAGAAGAAGAATCCACAAAGACAAAAAGAGACGAGGGCGAGGGAATATAAAAAGCATCGTTTTACTATTGCTTTGCGCACTTGTGTATTTAACGCAAAAGCCAAAGGATATGAGCCATGTAACGCCACGAAGAAGGAAATCGAAAAAGCATTTACTGGCAGTTGTCAAATCTGCGGAGTTCCTGAATCTGAATGTAAGCGCAGGCTGAATATGGATCACTGTCATAAGACCGGCGAATTTCGTGGGTGGCTTTGTGATAGCTGCAACCGAGCCTTAGGTCATCTTCGAGACTCAGAAAGGATAGTTGGAAGTATGCTATCGTACCTTATTTTCAACAGGAGTGACATATAATGCCAGCAGGCATCGGATACGGCAAGAAGAAACGCGACCAAAAAGAAAGCCGAAAGGTAGGTATCGCTTACACTGGCGGCCCCCAAGCTGCACGCCGCCGGGAGCGCGATAAAGTCGATAAGGCCATGGATAAGGCCATGAGGGATGCAGCAGCCGCAAAAAGGGCTTTGCGACAAAAACACCCCAAGTCTCCGCCTCCTAAGTCACCATCGTCCGTGGATCGAATGATAGGGTGGCTCACTGGGAATAATCCACTTACAGAAGCATTAGGCTCAAAGAATAAAAAAGGACAACGGCGATAATGGCAGCTTCCACAGTAACACTTACTGGCGGCAGTTCAGAAGAAATTCTTGCGGCCGACCCGAATCGCGATGTTTATGTCTTGCAGCTTCAAACCCAAGAGCCGGTCTATTTGGCTTTCGGAGAAGACGCCGCAGACGCAACTGGAATCCTGCTGCGGGTGGCTGGTGATTCCGTAAAAGTTTGCGGTCCAAAGGCGCGCGAACAATGTAACGGCTACTCGGGAGACACGCCGACCATCGGGATCGAGACAGTCGAATACATCGAATATCGGCCAGGGCCGAATGAATTCCCCACCTCGTAACGTATGGAGGGTTTCGGGCATTTTATAACCATGATGGTAACTTTCACTTTTCACTCAAAGAGGTGCTTTAGTGCTACAACGTATCGCTTCCTTGCTTCGTCATCTTCCGCCGCTTACCGCTAATCGCGGGCTCCTCTTCGGGTCCGGCCCGACCGTCCCCACTGACGCCGACGATGGCTGGCAGGTTGGCGCTTTGTTTCAGCATACCGATGGTACGTCCGGTACTGCCATCTACGTAAATGAAGGTTCGATTACTTCGGCTGATTTCAATGTCATCGTGACTGCCGGCTACGGCAGTCCGATCGAGATTACCCCGACGGCTCCTGGAACTTTCCTGGATTTCCAACTTGAGACTGAATGGACCGGCGGTACGCTGATTCGCGCAGACATGGGGTCCGCTACGGTATTTGCTTCCTCGGTCATCGGTATGAGCCTTGACCTCGGAGCGAATGCTACTGCTACGCATGAGCAGGATGTAACCGGCGTCCTACTGACCCTCCCGGCGTCCACGAATTCTGCGGCTAGTCCAGACCTGAAAGGCTTGCAGATCGCCGTCACGGGCGCAATGACGACCGCAGTGAGTGGTACGGCAACTTACCGGGCCATCCAGATTGCGACTCCTGCGATCACGCAGACCGCTGGATCGTGTCTCTCGCACGCTCTCCACGTCACCGGTGGGACTATCACCTCCGGCACGGCGGTCGGCATCGAGTTGGCTGGTGCTTGGACCTCTGGCATTATCATTAACACTTGTACGGGTTCTGCGATCACGTGTATTGATGCGATCACGATTTCGCCGAACGCCGCAGGTACTCTGCTTGATTTCGCTCTCGAAACCGAGTGGGTGAGCGGTACGTTGATTCGGGCTGACTTCGCCAGCTCGACGACCTTCTCTAGTGCAGTCATCGGCCTAAGCCTGGATCTCGGAACGAATATCGTTGCGACTTCCGAGCAGGACGTGACTGGCATCTCGGTTGTCTTGCCTGCGTCGACTAATACATCGGCTAGTCCCGATTTGAAAGGTGTTGTTGTTTCCGGTGGAGCAATTACTGCTGGTACGGCAGGCGATCCGACGTTCATGGGCGTGCAAGTCACTACGCCGGCCATCAACTGTACGCTGGACACCATTGTCTCCTCTGGTCTCGATATCACGACTGGAGCTATTACCCAGACCGGTGGAACGGCCACCTCGAATGGTATCGCCATTACTGGCGGTACAATCAACTCGGGTACTGCATACGGCGTCAATTTGGATGGTGCATGGAGCGTCGGCGTCAACATCAACGGTACGGTTGCAACTGGCCTCGCGATTGACACCTGTACGACCGCGGCGATCACCGCTAAGGACGTTATTCAGATTGCCCCCGAGGCCGCTGGCACTCTTCTGGATTTTGTGCTTGAAACCGAGTGGGTAAGCGGCACGATGATTGTTGCAAACTTCGGTAGCAGCACGACCCTTAGTGGTGCAACTGTTGGTTTCGAGCTGGATCTTGGGGGGAACGTAGTCGCAACTTCCGAACAAGATGTGTCCGGAATTGTGATTACTCTGCCTCAGGTCACGGCAACTGCTGCCAGCCCCGATCTTATTGGTTTGAGTGTGGCTGCTTCTGGTGCGATTACTGCCGGCACCAGTGGCGATCCGACGTTCACTGGCGTGTCGATTACGACCCCGGCCATTAACTGCACGCTAGATACGATTGTCTCAACTGGTCTGTCGATTACCACTGGCCAAGTCACAGAGACCGGCGGGACTGCCACTCAGCAAGCAATTCTTCTTACTGGAGGAACGATTACATCAGGTACGTCCAGGGCCATCCACCTGGCGGGGACGTTCGACAGCCTCGTTAGCCTGCCGGGGTCTGGTACGGCCCCCG